AAACCCAGCGGTTGAGGTGACTGGTCCGGAGAAGGTAGTTGAAGCCATTAGAATTCCTTTGTAAATGCAGTACTTCGTCCTATAGTCTCTGCATCGTCCGCTGGGGCGGTCTATAGGACTGGGGTTCCCCAGTGTTATTGTATTTATACTCTGTTTTTCAGCACGAAGCAACTAAAATAGGTTACAACAAGTGACCGGTTGAACAGGATGGCGCGAATGAAATTTACGATTAAACATGCCGACACACGTATCCCCGAAAACCGCACTATCCTTATGTATCTACAATCCAAATGCCTTCCATCGGATGTGCCAATGGAAGTCGAACATGGTCACTGGTGGGTTGTGTATGCAGAAGAAGATAAGCCGGTGGGGTTTGCTGGACTAACGCGCTCAGCTCAGTGGTCAAACGCGGGCTACATGTGTCGTGCGGGGGTGTTACCGGCCTACCAAGGTCATGGCCTTCAAAAGCGCTTAATACAGGTTAGGGTACGTAAGTCACGTATACTAAATTGGCAGTGGCTTGTAACTGACACGACACAAAATCCCGCTAGTTCAAACAGTTTGATCGCCATGGGTTTTAAGTTATACGAGCCGTCGATACCGTGGGGCTTTAAAAATAGCTTATACTGGCGCTTGGATCTCAGTAAAGGCCGTAGCAATGCCGTACGTAGACCCCGAAGTAAAAAAGCAAAAGCATAAAGAGTACTCGCGCCGCCACTACGAAAAAGACAGGGGAGCAAACCTTGCCCGTATCCGCGCCAATAAACGTAGATACCGAAAACGTTGGGCTGATTTTAAAGCCACGCTCAAGTGCATCAATTGTGGGTTCAATCACCCCGCAGCGCTAGACTTCCACCACGTCATCAAAGACCCCGACAACGAAAAGATCTACGAACTACTGCGCAGGGATTCTTACGCACGGGTCATGGAAGAGATTAAAAAGTGTGTTGTGCTATGCGCAAACTGCCACCGTGTTCATCATTACGACGAGCACCAAGTCAAGCTCGCCAAACGCCGTAAAAAGAAATCAAGCAGATTGGACTGAGATACAAGTTACCTCAAAAGTGACTACTCGCGGGTCAATACCCAGCAACTGAGATATCCCGACTAGCTGCTCTTCGCACCCCGCTTGACTATACGTAGACGTGCCTTGCATAAAGCCGCACTGCTGGACCAGACATAAAAACACAATCGGTATCCACACCATCACTGCCTCCATAATCAGCTTTTAATGTAATGCTAGGAAGCCGTTCGTGCAATCTTTTTAATGTTCCTTAGGTATAAACCTCGTTAACAATACACCAATGACACAATACGCTAGACTTGTAGTCGACATAGGAAAAACCCCCGCTTTTGGCGGGGGCTGGACTTGCTAAGTGCTTGATTCTAAAGAATTAAGCGCCTGGCGATCCAAAAATACCTCTAACGTCGCTGAAACCAAACACATAGCGCTCGCGTGCCTTGTAGCGCACGTTGCCGGTCTCAAAATCACCCTCAAAAGCAGTCTTGATGGCGATACGTTGGAACATCTTCATGCCGTTAGGCGCGTCAGTCTTGATGAAGAACGCGTCTGGATCGGTCAAGTAGTGGTTCACTGTGTAACCCTGAGGAACCATGCCCATGTTGCGGATGGCATTGATGTCGTTGTCTGCTGTACCAACACGCAGCGTGGACTTCAAGATGCGATCAGCGGTGAACTGAAGCTCTTTAGGGATAATCAACTTCAAGCCTTGAACCGAGATCTTCAAGCCACGCTCATCGGTGAACGCAGCAATGTCAATCAAGGCCTGCTCAAGCGCGGTCTCGCTCAGGTCAGCAGCAACAGCTAGCTCGTTGCGCAGGTTAGGGCCGCCCAGTGTTGGGTGGTCATCTGCACAGAGAGGCTTGCCGTCACCACCTAGTGAGGTTGTGAACGCGCCGTTTAACACCGAAGCAGCTTTAATCTGCTTGGTGGTTGCCATCGAACGAGCCAAAGCCTTGGTGTAACGAGCTGCCAAACGGTCATAGAGGTTGTCCTCAATGGCTTCTTCGGTCAGCGCAAACGCCAGTGCAACGGTTTCGTGGGTATAGCGAGCGGTGTAAGCCTCTTGTGCTTGGTCGTATGCAACGCCAGCACCTTCGGTCTTAACAGCGGCCTCACCAAAACCCGAGAGCATCACTTCTTCTTCGAATGCACGGTCAGAGCTCTCTACGTCGTAGATTTCTGCGTGCTCGTTCTCGTAGCCCTTGTACTCCAGTCCAAACAAAGCGTTAAGACCTGGCTCGAGTTCTTTTACTAACTGGGAACGTGAAATAGCCATGATTAGGCTCCTTGTCCAGCGACACCGGCACTACCGTACAAGTGTTCGTTAATCTTAACCACAACCACAACGTTGTTGGCGCCTGCTTCATTGGCTGGGGTGCTTAAAAAGCCAACAATTTTGACGTTCAACGCAGCGGTTTTGGCGACGGTTGAGGAGTCGAGCTCCATGGCGGAAACACCCGAAACAGTGTTACCTGAACCAACGGTTACGTCAGCGTTCTTGCCAATGTCGGCCTGAACAACGTCTTCGTCTGCTTGGATGGTAAACAACTGGTTTGGATCGTCAACCACGTCAGCAATAATCTTGCCTTGTGTAATGTTGACTGAGCCAGGGTAGTAGTTGCTAAACGTTGGCTTGCCGGTGGTGGGGTCAACGTAGTTACAACCGTTGAACACGCCAACTGCTGCCGTATGGGTAGCGGGGGCGAATTGAACCAAGTAGCCGTCATAAACGGTGACGAGGTCGCCTTGGAAAATTGCTCCGGACTGATTATCCGCAATTTCGTAACCATACTGCTTTTGCCCACCAGTGGCGGACAGGTTACCCATTGGGCGTAGACCGAAGGCTTTGTCGATATTAGCCATTTGTCATTCCTTAAGAGGTTACTTTTCGGACCCTACGTCGCGAAAAGAGACTTGTGATTGTCGTTGTGGATTATTGATACGCATGGTCGAATGGGAATTCGACTTCATCATTTCATTGTCCACGGACTGAAGTTGGTCATGGGTGCGAGATGCGTAATACGCGTTTCGCTCGTTAGCTGTCTCCTCGGGTATCTTCGCTAGCAACAAGCCTCCCACGCTGAGTACACCAGCATGTCGGCCGTCTTCCACGCTTGGAGACTTGAACTCAGGGTGATCTTCGGCACGCACTAATTCGTAGCCTTCACGAAGTTTTGACGAGACGTTAATACGATCCTCCTGACCACCTGCTTCCGCACGGATCCAACGATGTTTAAACCCAGGAGGCGCTTGCGGCGCATCCAATCGTGAGGGAGGAGTCCATGGTTTACGCCGCGCAGTGCTGTCACGAGATGAATCGTCACGAGAACCGCGAGTAAGTTTTGGCAAGTTTGTGTCGCTCATGGTACTACTCCTTTACGTATTTGGCGTATTCCTCTAGCGGAACACCCAATCTTTTTGCAATCGCAACCTGGCTCGGTGAGAGCTTGACGGTGCGGCGTGCTCTATTAACTCCAGATGATCTGGCGGCAGGCGCAACCGTTTGCACGGGTCGGTTGGCACTGTTACTAGATGATGCGCCACCAGAAAACTTATGTGGAAAAGATGCAGTCATCCTACGATCTAGCTCATCATAATACTCATCGGACGTGGGGTCAAACTTTTCGTCACGAACAAGCTGAATATGTATCCCTTGTGCCGCATGTGTCATGGGCACGTCCTTCCCAAACCAATCATTACGATCAGCCCAATCCTCAGCCTTAGCGTCTGGTTCCACGCGCCGAGCAGTCGCTTGTTGCGCATAAGCTTGTTGCTGCTGCGCGTAGGCTTGCTGCTGTGCGGCTTGGTTCGCTTGCCCTTGACGGTAGTTTTCCGTCTCCACCATACGGCGTTGATCATAGTGAGCCGAGGTCAGTCGTTCTTGAGCCTCGGTCTCTGTGTCAATATCCCCTTCTTCTCGGGCTTTGCGGATGATCTGCTTTAGTGTTGCGATCTCTGTCTGCAAACGACCTTGTGTGGCCACAACGCGTTCTTGGTCCGTGCGCTTGAACCGATCTTCAAGCTGCGCGGCTTTCTGTTGCACGTTACGGGCGTAGGCAATGGCTGCCTCTTCACGGCGCTGTGTCTCGCGTAAGCGAGCCGTCAGCTTGTCAATGCGCTTTTGTACCTTGCCACTATAAGAGTCAAGCTCCTCTTCTTGCTGAGATTGCGTGGTAGATGCCGCCTGCTCTACACCTTCTTCGCTGACCTCAACGGTTGTTTCAGCCTCGTCGGCTCCAACATCATATTCAAGTTCTTCGTTCGCCATGTCCTACTCCTTAAGCAATATGCAAGACGTCTTCGGGGTCACTTACGAGCCCTAAGATTTCGTCATCGTTTAACAATCGAATTTCGCCACCATAAATAGCGATCCGCGCACCCGCATAGCGACCAAAGATAATCCAGTCGCCTTCCTTGCACCACGGTCCTGAGGGGAACTTATCTTTATCAGCATAAGCAAGACTACCCATCTTTAGCACATACCCACAAGTGGTAGCGAGTTGTGTGCGCTTCTGGGTTTCTTCCGCTAGGATAATGCCACCCTTGCTTTTTAGCGTACCGCGATAGGGTAGGATAGCAATACGCCAACCCGTGGGGCGCGGTATGCGGGTAACAACGTCTGGGTTCAAGCTTTCAGGCTCAAACTTGCCGCTGTCATCGTAGGCGTCAAGCAAGGAAGGTTGCGCGTTCTCCTTCGCTGTTTGCCACTTACGCTCGAGTTCTGTCATGGGTGCCTCAACTACCTGTTCCATTGGAACATCTCCTCTCAGGTTAAAAATCTTTTTGGGATTCCTTGATCAGCTGCTTGACCATGTCTTCCATCATTTTTAAGCCTTCGAGACGTCCCATCATGAACCGGTATCGCTCCATATTGGCGATAGTACCGTTGAGCACGATGTTTTCGGAGTCGGCCTGTAGGCGTCGAATCTCCTTGAGCACTGCCTCT